ATCTGTGGGTGGCTATGAAAAACAGCAATTAGTTCTCCAGCATCTTCAGCTTTTACCCAATCATCAGGATCAATAATAAATTGTTCACCTAAATCTTCTGCAAGATTTTTACAAGGAAAATACTTCTCTTTACCTTTATAGACAGCTAATAGACCACAAGCCTCATGTGGTGCATCTTTTTCTGCGTGTTTAAGTGCAATATCCTGCCAAGTCATCCAACAAAAGTGCCAATACCAGGAAAAATATCTCTAGTAGCAATTCTTTTTGGTAGTTTTACATTTACCAAGTCTAGGGCTGATATTGCTTCCCATTGAACAATATCTCTATTTTCACTAATTTTTCTATCTAAAAAGTAAATTTCTTGAGGAAATTCTGCTGTTGGATCAGGAGTTCCGTAAGGATTAGTTTGTGTTGTAGAGGAAGAAGTTGTTTGTTGCTGGATCGTATTTGGGTTATTCATCGTAATTGTGTTACCCATTGCATTACCATGAGTTAAACAATAATATCTCAGATCGCTTGGAGCACCTGGGTAGGCAGGAGAATAAGTTACTGTTGCTCCTGCTTGCCCTGGAGTACCACTAACAGTTGTAGTTTGTTCTCCTCCAGCATCAGATTTTATCCTTAGTGGATGAGTTGCATTTGTACCATCCGCCAGATTAAAAATATAAGTAGATCCTCTTTTCATCGTGATAACAGGATTATTGACACCATTAATTCTAAAAATATTACCACTTCCAGGGTTATGGACAGTAACAGTATAGGTTACAGTTTCAGCATCAGAAGGATCAGCTACAGTCGAAGTAGAGGTAGTTGTAGTCGTTGTTGGAGCGAAGTTTGCAGCATCTAAATATCTGGCTAAAGTTCTAATTCTTGTTAATTTTGCACCATTCAAATCATTACCAACTGTTGTTTGGTTTACGTTTTGCATGATTGCAGTAAGCGTTCCAAGGATATTACTGACTGATATTGTTGGTCTAGGTAAAGTTCCTGTTCCTGTAAATTCAAATCCTTCACATTGAATAGGAAATCTTAGATAACTGTTGCCAGCCCATACAACTTCTCCATTTGCGTTTAAGTTTGCACCATTATGAAATCTATAAATTGTAGTTGAGCCATGTAATGTTGCATCAAGTTCTAAAGTAAACAGTTCTATTACTGCTCCAGAATTTATTTCCTGTAATGCTGAAACTGGTACTGCCATTAGGGTTCAAATACTTCTTCAAAGCTGGCTGTAATTCTACTTCTATCAGAGTCAAACATTTCTCTATTAAAACTTCTGCATATCCATTTAAAAGTTGTAGTTGTATCAGGAGGAGACCAATCAAATGATGCACCATCTAATCCTCTAGCTTCTAAAAATGTTTCAATTTCATCCGCATCTTCATCATCTACATTAAAAGTAAGACTCCAAACTTTTGGATCTTGATTTAAACCGAAGGTTGTACGTTGCTGGTAGCCATCACCAAACTGAGTAATCCTGAGATTTGGCTGACTACGTTTTGTAGCAGAATATTGTGGGTTGTAACTAGGAAAAGTAGCCATTAGCGTGTACTAGCGAGTAGCCCTCCAGGTCTTTGTTGTTTAATAAGTTCGCCTTGAACTGCAACAGAAATAAGAGTTCCAAGTTCTTTTGCTCCAGCATCATCTCCTTGAACATCTGAACCTGATGCGTCTACATTAACAACAACACTCGTACTACCGCCACCTCCAAGTTTATTATTTGGCACAATCGTTCCAGATGATCTTGGTACAAATAATTCTGGCCCTTTCTCTCCTACGATTGAAGGCTTACCAACAGGAGGTCTACCTCCGTTTGCAAATAAACCTAATGCACCAAACAAACCTCCACCTTTATCTCCTGCTGAACCTAAGACAGAACCAAATAATGCTTGATTTAGTGCTACATCTAAAAACTTATTCGCAACATTGTTAAGAAGATCAGATAACGTAGATGTACCTTTAATTAGTCCAGCAATACCATCTTTTACAGAATCTAAAATTTCTAATCCTATTTTTTCAAAAGCATCTGCTATTTTATTTGTTTCTGAATGTAATTCTTTTGTTAATTTTACACCTTTAGCTTTTGCTTCATTATTTTTATCAATTAAATCTTTTTGTGCTTCTATTTTTGTATTTGTATCATTTATAGTTATTTGTTCTTCTTTACTAATGCCATTTTTACTAGCTTCTAATTCAAATAATTGTTTATCAAGTTCTAACTGTTTTAATTTTGTTTTTAACTCTTTACCATGCAAATCAAATTGTTGTTCTACTTTAGATACTTTTTCTGCTAATGTTTTTGACATATTTTTTTCATTTTCTTCAATTCTTTTTCTTAAATCAACTTCTTCCATTAAATTTTTTATTAACAAATCACCTTCGGTCATTATTTTTGTTGATTCAGCATTAATTTTTGAACGAATAGCAAAGTTTTTTTCTAAAGCCTTTACTTCTTCTTCTGCTTCTTTTTTCCTTTTACCACCAAATCTTCTTCGACTTCCTGTAACACCTTCATTAAAATCAGTTGTTGCAAGTGCTTGTCTTTGATTAAGAATACCTTGAGCTTCACTATCCCCAAGAGAAGCAGCATCTTTTACTATTCTTTTGTTTTCAGCTTCCTGTAATTTACCTTCTCCAACAACAAGAGTAGTAATAAAATTAGCAATACCAGCAGCAAAGGCTTGTAATTTTAATAAAGCCACCGCAAATTGCTGACCTAACAATCTAGTCGTTTCTCCAAAGTTTTTAATTTTATCTATACCTTCTTGATCGATTCTATTGCCCATTAATTTCATCGAAGCATTAAAAGCTGCTGTTTTTCCCTGAGTTTGTTCTATACGATTTATTTGAGCTTCTTGTATTGAACCTTGTAATCCTAATGCTGTAGTAACTGCTTGTGTATTTTTAACAAGAGGACTCATGGCTTGTCCTAATTTACTTACACCATCTAACAGACCTTGAATCTGTTGAACAATAGCTGTAGCTGCGATACCTCCTGCAAAACCACCCATACCACCAAACATTCCACCGATACCACCACCAAGACCACCAGCTAATGCTCCTATTGGCCCTTGACCAAATAACAGAGGAAACGCACCACTTATTAATGCACTTTCCGTATCAAAACCTTTTGTAGGATTTAACCCTGGGATTTTAGATATTCCACGCACTAAAGGATTATTCATTCTTGTTCTTTGTCCTTCTGCATTTCTTGATTGCCTATCAGATATTCTGCTAAATGCTCCTTGAGCTTGTACATTTTTGCCTAATAAATCATTTTGTTGAGCATAAGCTACGTTCAAAGCATCTTGAGCTTGTTTAAGTTGAAGTGCTGCTTTTGCTGCATCTTTGGTACCTAATGCAACTCGATTAAAATTTCTAGTCGCAGTAGAAAGTTGTTTATTTAATGTATTAATACTTCTAACTTGACTTGCAGCACCAACATTTGTTTTATTGGCTTTATCTACAACTTTTTTCTTTTTCGCTTCTTTTACAATATCTTTATTAGAATCATTTATTGCTCTATTTAATTTATTTATTTCTTTTTTTGCTTCTTTTAACTTCTGTATACCCTTTACGGCAATTTCAATATCTGCTTTAGTTGCCACAGCTAAACACTAAAAGGTTACTTTATTCTAGCTTATCTCTTTCTTTTTGCTTTTTCAAATTCTTTTTCTTGTTGTTCATTTAAAATTAAAAAATATGCACTCCAACCTATAAGCTCTTCCATTGTCATATTTCTTACTTCTACAAGACTTTTACCTAATTCTTTTGCCACACCAAACTGTAACATCATAAGATTGTCTTTTTTCAGTTGGGCAGCTAACTCTTTGGGTCAGGATTTTCCTCTTCTGAATTGATAACAGCAAGCATTAAAGTTTGTAAATCACTATCTTTAACTTCGTTTTTTAATACATCAATTTCTCCTGCATTAAATAATTTTCTACCATTCTCGTCTTGTGCTTTAGCAATAAGTAATTGTAAAGCAAAGGCATTTGCATCATCACTTTTAGCTTGTTTTTGTGCTCTTTCTCTTTCTGCCATTGTTAATGGACTTACATACATTTCAAAAACAGAACCATCAGATAATTCAACTTCTTTTTTAGAAGGTTCAAGATTTGCAGCTTTTCTTAGTCTGTCTAATGCTGAGATAGTAGTGGGCATAAAAATAAAATAGTATACTATTATTCTAATGCAAAACATAAAAAAACCCCAGATAAACTGAGGTTCGTTAACTTATGCTAATTTAATTAAGTTTTAGATAGGTCAAATGTAGGAGCAGCACTTGGTCTGAAGGCTATTTCTACAACCTGTCCATCATCTGGGTTTACATTGAAACTCGCAGAAGTAAGAATGATGTCAGCAGTAATTGATCTACTTGCAGTTTCGTCTACGTTTGCACCGCTCATCTGACGATCAATATAAAGTTTTACCTTTGCACCAGCTTGCTGACGTTGGATAACGTCTTCAACCATTCTACTGGAAAGCAGTGTATCATCATCTGTCGAATAAACACTGGCAGAACCACTACCATCAGCAAAACCTGAGATAAAGGTTCTAAATGGTGCAGTTTGAGTGACAGTCTGACCAATACTTGTTACGTCAATTTCTGCTCTGGTTATTTCAAAACTCCACTCTCTTACAGATCCAACAACTAATGGTTTTGTAAATGTAATACTTGCAAAAGTTCCTGCTGTAAAAGTAGGCCCTGCTGAAGCTGTTAATGCTGCTCCTCCTGCTGTTGCAGAAAGAGTCATAACACCTGTTGAAGCATCATAAGTTTTTACAAAATGATCTCCTGCTGTAATACAGTTAGTTACTGTAGATCCTCCTGGATATGCAAGTGTTACTGTGTCATTAACTTTGTAGCCCAACTGAGATCCAACAGTAATATTTCCCCCCGATGTTGGGAAAGCTGATGCTGCAAGAGTTGTTGCACTTGTACCAGCAGGAGAATAATATAACGCTCCCGAAGTACCCGATAGAACTGTAGCCATGATTAATAATTCTAAGGTTTGAACATACGGGTACTACCCGATATGTTTATAGGATAGCGTGAATTATAGTAAAGATTCAAGAAATTACTGTAGCTTGAAAATTTGTTTCGATTGTTGATACAAAGAATGGTCTATCATCTGCAAAAGTAGGCCCAGTTACCTCTCCAGTTCTTACATGAATACCACTTGTAGGCTGACCTGTATTATTTAATGTTTCAATAGCTGTAAAGGCTGTATCAATTAATGTTTGACTTCTAGCTGGCCCTTTATCTTTTTCTGCAAAAGCTCTAACAGTAATAATTCCTCTTACATTATCTAAAGAAGCGGTTAATCCTACTTCGGTAGTAAGTCCAAATTGAACATTTACATAAACAAATTCGCTGTCAGCATCCGATGTTACATCACCAAAATTATCAAAAAATATTGGTACAGCAGGAGATAATGCTCCATAAGCTGTTTTGATTGGTGCTTCAAATTTTGATCTAATTCCTTGATAGTTCATTTAAAACCTTTACTTCTTGTTTTTACTTTTTGAATAGCTTTATCTACCTCAATTTTAACAGTTTTATCCAATTCGCCTCCTCTTTCAAATTTTAGTAACCAATCAACGGGTGCTGTTCTACTGGAAACACTTTCCTCACTACCTCCACCAATATCATATCTTAATGTTTCACCTGGTTTTCTGCCTGTGTCAGTTTGTACCCATTTTCTACCATCAGCTATTGGTACAGGAGTAAATCTTTTAAATCTTCCAGGCACTTTATCCTCTGCATAGCCTTTATGATCAGCAGTATTAACAATGTTAAAACTAATTCTATCTTTACCAAGAATAGCTCTTGTAACTGATTTTCCTGATAATCTTGGCACTTTAATCTTAGCTGGAGCACCTGGTTGTTTTGTACCAGAAGATGTTCTACCAGCACCTGTAATTTGCCAAGAATTAGAATATTCACCTGTCCAAACTGGCCCTTTCTTTTGTAACTTAGTTACAGTTTCCTGTGCTGCGTTTAAAGGTCCTGTATATGCGACACTTGCAGCCCAACGATCAAGTTCTTTAAGAAATATTGGTAATCCATTTTTAGGTTTTGCCATTTATTGTGGCCTCGCAATAACTGTATGAAGTATAGGATTATCTCCTCTCGATGTATTGATACTAATAATTCTTGCAACTTTATTTAC